GCAAACAAAGCTGCAACTGCACGAGATCTATTAGGTAGATTACAAACTGCTTATGAGAACTTACCTAAATGGATGCAACAGGGAATTATATCATGGAACAAAGGTTCATTGGAGTTAGAAAATGGTAGTAAAATCTTGGCTGCGTCTACTTCTGCTAGTGCTGTTAGGGGTATGTCTTTCAATATCCTTTTCTTGGATGAATTTGCTTTTGTTCCCAATCACATCGCTGATTCTTTCTTCGCTAGTGTTTACCCTACTATTACTTCTGGTAAGTCAACGAAAGTAATAATGGTTTCAACCCCTCACGGGATGAACCACTTTTATAGGTATTGGCATGATGCTGAAAGGAAGAAGAATGAATATGTTGCTACAGAGGTTCATTGGTCAGAAGTTCCAGGCAGAGATGCTGTATGGAAAGAACAAACTATTGCTAACACATCAGAACAACAATTCCGTGTTGAGTTTGAATGTGAATTCTTAGGATCTGTTGATACTCTTATCTCACCATCTAAGTTGAGAACAATGACATATGATGATCCTATTAAAAGTAGTAAAGGTTTGGATATCTATGAGGAACCAATAGATAAACATGATTATGTTCTTACAGTAGACGTTGCTCGTGGAGTAGGAATAGATTACTCAGCATTTGTTCTTGTAGATATAACTGAATACCCTCATAGGATAGTTGGTAAGTATAAGAATAATGAGATAAAACCTATGATATTTCCAAATATCATATATCAAATAGCTAAGTCGTATAATAATGCATTTATTTTAGTTGAGGTTAATGATATAGGAGATCAAGTGGCAAGTATTATTCACTTTGATCTTGAGTATGAAAATCTTCTTATGTGTGCCATGAGAGGAAGGGCTGGTCAAATAGTTGGACAAGGATTCTCTGGAACAAAGACTCAACTTGGAGTTAAAATGTCCAAGACTGTTAAGAAGGTTGGATGTTCTAACTTAAAAACTTTAATAGAGGATGATAAGGTTGTTTTTAGAGATTATGATATTATATCTGAATTAACTACATTTATTCAAAAACATCATTCATTCGAAGCAGAAGAAGGATGTAATGATGACTTAGCAATGTGTCTTGTCATATATGCTTGGTGTGTTGTTCAGGATTATTTTAAAGAACTTACTGAACAAGATGTAAGAAAGAGATTGTATGAAGATCAAAGGGATCAAATAGAACAAGATATGGCTCCATTTGGTTTTGTATTAGATGGACTTGAAGAAGACTCATTCGTAGATGCGGATGGTGATACTTGGAAAGTTGATGAATATGGAGACAGATCTTATATGTGGGACTATAGATAAATGCTTACTTTTATTTTCATATCATCTTGGTTAGTATTATTCGTATTTGCTGTACGTTTAATGACTAGAGGTTGGAATGTAAATCCACCAAGGGATATGGATCTTAAATATAATGTAGAAAAAAGAACTGTAACTAAAGTTCCTCACCCAGAAATGGCAGATATTAAACAAGGTGATGAATTATTAGTTGTTAGATTTGATGAACCTGAAAAGGAAATGGATCCTAGATTTAAATTAGATTCACCAGAGCTTCATAATCTTGGAGATCCTTTACATAAATCTCTACAGGATAGGATTGATGAATTGAATGGTGATGATGAAGAGGATGATGATGGTCTTGTAGTCAGGAGGTGAAATGGATTTAGAGAAGGAATTTGATTTAGAACATTTACTTTTTAAGGAAAGAACTTGTAAGGTATGTGGACAGACTAAAGATTTAATAGATGAATTTTATTTGACACGTAAAGATAGAGGTGCTAAACCATCAGCTTATTCATACGAATGTAAAATATGTACTGTTAAAAGAATATTAAAATCTAGAAAAAAGAAACCATTTACAGATTGGTTATATCCAGATTGGTAAGGTTCATAGCTTGTTTCCCCGTTTCAAGCAGCAGCAATTCATAAATAATTTCAGTAAAAAAATGAGACATTTTTAGAGGGGAACTTAAATGGCTAACATCGGTTTAGTATCTCCAGGCGTCAAGGTTAGAGAAGTTGACCTGACGGTTGGAAGAATAGACTCCATAAGTGATACAACAGGTGCTATTGTGGGTCCATTCCCCCAAGGCCCAGTTGGAGAAGCAATTCAAATTGATAATGAACAGGATTTATTAGATTTCTACGGAAAACCAATATCATCAGATAGACAGTATGAGTATTGGTACACAGCTTCAAACTATCTTAATTATGGTGGTATTTTAAGAGTTGTTCGTTCAGACGGCGGCAATCTTAGAAATGCTAACGTAGGTGGTATGCCTACAACTCATCCAACAGGTATTGGATCAACTGATAATCTTAAGATTAAGTCTTACGAAGATTATATCGATAATTATGAAACAAGTTCTGGATATCGTTTAGCTGCTAGAAACCCTGGCTCTTGGGCTGAAGGAATTAAAGTTGCTTATATTGACGGTGCTGCAGACCAACAACTATTAGTCGGTCATCATGCAGTTAATAAGATTAGTGTTGGTGCTGCTGTAACACAGTCATTCCCAGCAAATACTATTATTGCTGGAGTTGGTACAACATCAGTTGCTGATGGATATCTTCAAGGTATTGTAACTGGAACAGGAACAAGTACTGTTGATGTTAAGATTCTCAATAGAGTTTCTGCTGCTGGAACAATCTTCCCAGTAGATTATGTTGAGAATGGTGTTTATTCATTCAAGGTAGGTACTGCAACTTCTGTTGGACAGTATGGTGTAGTTGGTGCATCTGGTCTTTCATTCTGTGCTAGTAATTCTACAATTGCTGCTCCTGCAACTGGACTTTCAACTGTATCAAGTATTATTTCAGAGAAAGATTGGTATGAAGAACAGTACATTCAGTTAAAGAACGGTGCAGTTCAATGGAAATCAATTGCTGATAAGCCAGGAACTTCTACTTTCGCTAATCAAAGAAACTCAGCTAACGACGAATTACACGTTGTTGTTATTGATGACAAGGGTTCTATTACTGGTAACACAGGAACTATCCTTGAGACTCATACATTTATGTCTAAGGCGAAGGATTCAGTAAACACATTTGGTTTACAGAATTACTATAAAGATTTCATTGCTGATCAGTCAGATTACATCTTTGTTGGTGTTGCAACTGGAAATGGTGTAAATTCATCTGGTATTCAAACTGTCTTTACTGCAACTGATACCAATAATGTTTGGGGTCAGGACGCTCAAGACGTAACATTCAACGTACTTGGTAACACCATGTATGAGTTACAAGGTGGTAGAGACTATTCTATCGGTGGTGACAACACTGTTGCAGTCGGTGGATACAATGTAAGTCTTGGTGAGATAATGGGTGGATATGAAATATTTGAAAATGAGGCAGATTATTCAGTTAATTATCTACTGAATGGACCTGGCATCATGGGTGACAAAGAACAGTCACAGGCAAAAGCTAATAAACTAATTGAAATCGCTGAGTCAAGAAAGGACTGCATGGCAGTTATTTCACCACACAGAGAGGCAGTTGTTGGTGTTAATAGTCCAAAAGATCAGACCAACAATGTTGTTCAGTTCTTTGATGCTATAACTTCAACTTCATACGCTGTATTTGATAGTGGTTACAAGTATCAGTTTGATAGATTTAATAATACCTTCAGATATATTCCTCTAAATGGAGATATCGCTGGTTTGATGGCAAGAACTTCAGATGATCAGTATCCTTGGTTCTCACCTGCTGGTGCTCAAAGAGGAACTATTCTCAATACAGTTAAACTTGCTTATAACCCAAGTAAGATTCAAAGAGATACTCTTTATACAAGAAGAGTTAACCCAGTTATATTCCAGACTGGTGGCGGATTTATGTTATTCGGTGACAAAACTGGATTAGGTTATGCATCTGCATTCGATAGAATTAACGTTCGTCGTCTGTTTATGACACTAGAGCAAGCTATTGAGGTTGCTGCTAGAACCAAACTATTCGAATTCAACGATGAAATTACACGGGCAGACTTCCGTAACATTGTTGAACCATACCTACGTGATGTTCAAGCAAAACGAGGTATTCAAGATTTCGTAGTTATTTGTGATGATTCTAATAACACACCTGCTGTTATTGATTCTAATGAATTTAAGGCTGATATCTTCATCAAGCCTGCACGTTCTATCAACTTCATCGGTCTAACCTTTGTTGCTACAAGAACTGGTGTTGCCTTCTCTGAGGTAATTGGAACCGTTTAAGATGTGAGAAATGCCACGACTGGTGGCGGGGTTTAAAGAGGGAGATAGTTTCTCCCTCAATGATTTCTAAAAACAATTCTAAAAACAATTAAGGAGAATTAAAAAAAATGGCAACATTTCAAGATAGGACGATTAATTCGTTTAAGGCCAAACTAGTCGGTGGTGGTGCAAGGCCTAATCTGTTTGAAGTCGCATTAGCTTTCCCAGACGCTTTAACTACAACTGGTGCTAGTGGTAAAACTACTCCAACAGAAGAATCTAGATTTATGGTAAAATCAGCTGAATTACCAGCTTCAAATGTTGGTGATATTCCAGTTAATTTTAGAGGTAGGATTCTTCACGTTGCTGGAGATAGAACATTTGATCCTTGGACAGTTACTGTTATTAATAACAATGATTGGTCTCTTAGAAGGACATTTGAAGATTGGAGTGATATGATTAATAATAGGGTTTGGGATAGTGGTGTTACTAATCCAACCACATATCATGCTGATGCAAGTGTCTTTCAATTAGCAAGAGCTGGTACAAAGACAGATGCAGGTGGTAATCTTAGACTTAAAGGAAACGATCAGCAGCCTGTCGTAGCAGGTTATAAATTCTTTGGAATTTGGCCTTCTCAAGTATCATCTATAGCTCTTGATTATGGTTCAACTGATACTATTGAAGAATTCCAAGTTACTTTCCAAGTAGAATACTGGAGTCCTGATTATACAATGAGCAAGACAGAAGGTGGTAACTTTAAGAATGCTGGCCAGAACGGGTAAATAATCCCACTAGCCGTGACTATATAAATACCTTTATAAGGTTATAGACTTTTATAAGATGGCATCCCTTTTTGGTTTCTCGATTGACGATTCATATAAGAAACCCTCACCTACAGTAGTCAGTCCTGTTCCTCAGAATAATGAGGATGGGGCTGACTATTATTTGTCTTCAGGTTTTTATGGTCAATATTTAGATGTAGAAGGCGTATTTAAGACAGAATATGATTTGTTAAGAAGATATAGAGAGATGGCACTTCACCCAGAGGTGGATGGTGCTATTGAAGATATTATTAGCGAAGCAATAGTTTCAGATCAGAACGATTCTCCTGTACAAATTGACTTAGAAAATCTCAAACAGAGCGATAAAATAAAGACTATTATTCGTGAAGAGTTCCAATACATCAAAGAGATGTTGGACTTTGATAAAAAATCACATGAAATATTCCGTAATTGGTATGTAGATGGTAAACTTTATTACCATAAAGTAATTGATTTAGAAAAACCTGAAGAAGGTATTAAAGAATTGCGTTATATGGACGCAATCAAAACTAAGTTTGTAAGAGAACAGAAGAAAGATGTTAATAATACTATGCAGGTTAATGATGCTAGATCATCATTAGACACGGATCCAACAGCTGCAGACTTTCCTGGCTTACAAGAATATTTTATATACGATAAAAATTCATATCAAAAGAACCAGTATGGTTCCGTTGCTGTTTCTGGACAACAGAAAGATGCAGTAAAACTTGCTAAGGATTCAGTTGCATACTGTACTTCTGGTCTTGTAGATAGAAACAAACATACAAATCTTTCTTATCTCCATAAGGCAATTAAAGCACTTAATCAGTTAAGAATGATCGAGGATTCATTGGTCATCTATCGTATGTCCCGTGCTCCAGAAAGAAGAATTTTCTATATTGATGTAGGTAATCTACCAAAAGTTAAAGCAGAACAATACCTTAGAGAGGTAATGTCTCGTTATAGGAATAAATTAACCTATGATGCTGCTAGTGGAGAAGTTAGAGATGATAAGAAATATATGTCTATGATGGAAGATTTCTGGTTGCCTCGTCGGGAAGGTGGTAGAGGTACTGAAATCACAACTCTTCCTGGCGGTCAAAATCTTGGTGAATTAACTGACGTACAATATTTCC